CTGGCTTTCCATCTTTACCAGGTTTTCTGAAAACATCTTTGGCGTCCATCATAAAAACAGAGCCTTCTTTTTGTCGTTTGTTATTATAGTATCCGGTCTGTGTTGCTTTTACTTTTACTAATGCCATTTAAAACTCCAATGAAATGGGGACGCTAAAGCGCCCCCGATAATAATTATGAAATGATGTAACCTTTTGCATAAGCTTTGAACTTCTGAATATCAGTTGTGATAAAAGTAGTCACAGAACCAGCAGTCAAATTGCCGCCAGTAGGTGTGTACTTCGCTCTGATATAACGAAATTGCAAAGGTGCCGCGCCTGGATCAAGCTTAGCATACTTCACTGTTCCAATCGGGCTTGCCGCTGGGAAAGTATACTGGTCTTGAGTACCATCTGGGCTGAAAGAATCAGTGCTGTCGCCTTCTAAAGCTACAACTAAAGGGTAGGTATTACCTGCTCCATCCGTCATTGCTACTGTTAGCACAGACACTAAATAAAGATCTTGGCCTGTACCGATGTCTCGGTTTGACTGAAGATCAATAACGCTTTCAGATGCAGCAGCTGCTGTGACAGCTTGTGCATTTGAAAGTCTGAGTAATGCATCCATATACATATGATATTCTCCTTTTAAAAGTTAATTAAACTGCTGCTTCGTTCTCTAATAAGGCATCGCAAATTTTGATTGGGATACCACGGAAAGTTGGGATAACCATGCCATCCACATCTTTATACACAAGTCCACCGCCAGAAATCACATCGTCACGACGTTGGATATCTAACATTTGGAAAATAGTACGGTTCATATAGAAGCAAGGTTTGCCAATTTTCTTTGATGGAATACGGTGAATTGCTTTGATCATCAGTTCGATCAAGTCAGCAGCGCTGGTTTTTGTAACCAAATTGCTGATGTCGATAGAGCCGATACGAACTGCATAGCGCCAGTCTTTCAATGCAATACCACATTTCCACTGCCATTGATCTTGGTAAGCACGCATACGTGTTCCACCAATGCCGTTGGAAGTTTCGATGGTTTGCTCACCATGATCCAAATGCTGAAGTCCAGCCATTGAACCTTTTGGAAAGATACCATGCATGGTTTGCGATCCCCAGCAGATCAGCCAGATAGATGAGTTGTCAGTGTCAGCAGAACCAGCATCAATGATATTCGAACCGTTGGCGGCTGAAACATCAGAGTATCTGATTGATAGACCTGTGAACTCTTCAGGCGAAATGCTTGAATTGCCGTAAAACAATGTAGATGACATCTCTTGGTTCATTGCTTCAATGAAAGCGGTAGCTTCTGAGAGTCGGAACTCAGCAGTGTTACCATTCAGTTTAGCAAGATCCACGTCAACTTCTGACCAAGCCTCTAGCATTCCACACGCCTCATCAATTTGAGCAGATGTAGATTTAGAAGGTTGAACACCATTGTTCAATAAACGCCAAGCAGCGGTAGGTAATCCAGTACGAACAGTTGTTCTATGACCAGTTGGCAAATTGCCTTCCATCCATAGCATGTCGTCCAAGATCTCATTTGTTTGCGAGAGTAACTCTACAATTTCTGGTACTTTACCATCTGGATCAAGGCGTTTCGCCCAGTCTGCCAGAGTAAGTACGTTTGCATTTAGTGTAGCCATAATTTATAAACTCCTTTATTTTTGGTTAGGGTAAAATTTAGCGGACATATCTTTTTTGCCGCCAGGTTGTAATCCTGAAGAGACAATTTTATCCTCTGCCATTGCCTTACCGATACGAGCAAACGCTCTGATAACCTCTGGATGATTTCCAAATCCAGTATCATCAAGCATCTTTGTTAAAGTCTCACCGCCAAATTTAGTAAGCGCACGTTTCGCCATCTCTACACTTACGGGTAGATTGTCGCCGCCGATTTCTTTATCTGCCAGTACTTGAGTTTTCCAACTCTCGACTTTAGCATCGTACTCAGCTTTTTGAGCTAGAGCGAAGGACTTAACTGTACCGTCTTGTTTGTTCAATAACTCTTGAGCTTGTTCGTTGGTTAAGCCGAGAGACTTCGCGTAAGCCTTCGCATCTTCCACTACTTTAGCATCGAGTCCTGAACCTTCAGGCAGCTTAATGTCATATGCCTCTGGCACGACTTTAGCCGCTACTGGAGTTTCTACAGGCGGTTTCACTTCAGTTGTTGCCGCTGGTACCACTGCTGGAGTTGTGGCCGCTGCTGCTGGCGGTGTCACAACCGGCGGTGTTGTCACGGCTGGTGTTACTGGTGTTTCTATTGTTGCAGCAGGTGTAGTTGTGGTTTCAACTGCTGGTGTTTCGTTAGCCATTTAGTAATTCTCCTTTGATTCTTTCATCATTAATACATAAGATTCTGGTTCTACTTCCATGATTTCTGCAATCAAAAACAAACCGACACTCCTTCTGCCCTCGTTAAAATAGGTCCAAGATCCAGAGTCAGCTGCTGATTGTTCGTATATTCCGCACTTACAAAGCATTCGCCAAACTAGACGTCTGCCTGGTTTTGTTGATAGTGCGAACTTAAGATCAGATAACTGCAAGTCACGACCGCGCTTCTCTTTAGCCTTGGCTTCTTTCACCTGAGTCGCGTCACCTAAGTTTCTAACCATCTGATCTTTTAACTGGTCCACTATTTAAACCTTCCAACTGCAATGACATGTTCATTCGCACCAGTTGTTACTTGCCATGGACCAACTCTTGAGCGAGCGCCGATGTGAATAACAATAGGAGTAAGATTCGTAAGTGTTCCAGCTACAAGCACATTCATTGCTGCATCTGTTCCATCTTTAATTGAAACAGTTCCAGCGCCAGTAGTTTCAGGTACGATAATTAGATATTCTAAAATATCACCTTGACCACCAACAGGACCAAGAACTGCTGCACTTGATGAAGCTGCAATCAGTTCGTAATCAGTGCGTGGCATTTCAAGAACCGCAAAAGCTTGGCAGCTTACGAACGTGTATAACAATACATGTATAAGTATTTTCATATTCACCTCTTAGTTAGCATCAGACCAGGTGCCAATGATTGCCACTGGTGCCCATGTCGATGCGCTGATAGCTTGAATTGTAATCGAGTTACCAAGCGTTGCATTTCGAATCTTGTCACCAGCAGTGTCTGTTTGAACTAAGATCTGATCACCTGCATCTGGATCAACGTCAAAGTTCGAAGCATTGCCTGTGATAAATGTAAGACGACAGCCAATAACTGCTGATGCTTCAGGTAATTCAATCTCAATTGCTCCAGCGTTTCTAAATGTGGAACCACACTGAGCAGCTGTAATAGTTGTAGCACTTGCAACAACGTCACCTTCAACTACACCTGCATAAGAAACACCTAACAGTAACTTTCCAGATACAACACTGCACGATGTGCCAGTGCCACACTTAATGTAATCTTGATGACCAAGATCTACATTCGATAAGCTAAAAAACTTCACGCTCGCAAACACCGTAACGCTTGCAAGTAATACTACTGCTAAAACTATATTTCTCATTTTCATGTCGAGTCTCCTTTAAAGAATCGGTTGTTTATTTTCCTAATAGTGCGTTGAGTGCATTATCACCCTCAAGGCTTGCTTGACTTAAATCTTTTGCAGCGCCTGCTGCGTTTACCATTTGTTCTGCTTGCATTGCTTGCTGTTGCTGTTGCGCTCTTGCCTGTCTCATGGCATTGGCTTCTTCATCAGGTCTGATCAGTGCTGGTGGTACGCTTGTCATGTCGCCGTAAATATTTACTGCTTCATCAATCACGACTTTATCAAGGACAGATCCATCGAATGCGGCTACTTGGCCAACGAATCCGATAAAGCGTTCGACAGAGCTTATGCCTAACAACTTCTGAGCCTGTGCCATGATCGAAACGTATTCGATCTTAAGGTTAACACCTTGGAGTTCTTCAGGAGGTTCTGGCAATAAGCCCTGTCTCACATGAATATCAAAGGTTAGATCAATCAATGGATCAAGTAAATCCTGATTAAGCTGCTCAAGAACTGGTCCGAGTGCCAGCAATTTCTCTTCATGACGTTCGTCGATCTCACGCGCTGTGATCTCTCGACGATCAGATTGAGATAACATTAGAAACAAATCTTCAAAGTACGCACGTTGAATGCGAGAAATGATCTGCTGAATTTTTCCTTCAAGCATATCAATTCTAAAATCAAACTGAAATGCTGGCCTGAAGCCTTGCATGCCTTCTCGTGTGTCAGCGTAAGTAACATCACCTGGTAAAATAGATGCAGCGTGGCCGCGCATTGATGTTGGACCTACCATAGGTGGTCTAATCATCTTATCAACAGCCTCCCAGCTACGTTTCTCGCCAAGTTGTAATTGTCTAATATCACCAAGCGCTGTCATACCTGGACAGTCAGTGCCGTAAACATCTTCTGCTGTTGTTTCCCAACGAGGACACAGCACTGGAAAAATGTCATAGCCTGATTCTCTCAGCATTAACTCTGATTGTGGTCCAGAGTAAGCTTGAGTAGAACTGCCACGCTCGTAATAACAAGACGTGTACCGCTTATATTTAGAATCAAGCTTAGTGTTATCATACTCAGAGTTCGGCATGATCACGTGACAGACATCAATCCATGTTTCGAATTGCTTCTGATCGTATCTTGATTTTACAGTTGTTGAGAAGTTATCCCAAATAATGTTGCCAGATCCATCACGCTTAGCGAACTTCGCGATCAATTGTCTGACTGTCATCTTGAAGTCTCGAACGAAGGTGTCTACTTTACCCTTCTCGTTCTTAGAGATCATGTAACTTCCAACTGGGAATGATTCAGTAGTGAACACTTCACCAGTGAAATCTTCTTCCACAAGCATTGGTGCTGTGCCGAAATCAAGTAGATCTCCGTAAACAATTGGAAGCGTATTATATAAATTAGATTTTAAGAACGATGTGGTCATGATCTGTTGCACATCGTATAAGTATTTTTTAACTCGTCCTATATTTGCTGACTTCGGATCACCGGCTGCCAGTTTAAACCATGGCCTTGCTGGTGAAGTAACTCCACTCATCATGCCTGCTCTGCCTGTGCGAGATGCCAGCGTTGCAGCAGCGTTTATGATCTTCTGACTTCTGCGTTCACCGCGATTGGCTTCAGCTAATGTAAACCTGGCACGACGCGGACGAACATGATCAGCGATATCTCTATAATGTGGAATGAAAGAAGATCTCTCAGTGTCAAGCTGTGCTCTTAGGATTTCCATGACTTGACGTTTAGTTTGATAAAGTGGATCAGCTATATTTAGCATCACATTCCCAACAGCGTTTTACCGCCGACACCTGGCTGCAATCCACCAACAACACCTAATGGTGATGTGAGAATTGTTCCTGATCTTCCAGAACTGCCAGCAGCTTTTGCTCTGTCTGCATTTCTGACTTGTCTTGTGTCTGCTTGGCTCTGAGTCACTCGCTCATTTGTTTTAAGTGCTGCTTCAGATGCAGCTTGTGCATCCATCTGAGCACCGGCTAAAGCTTCAGCTTCTCGCTTTGGCTTACGCACGTTCTGATCAATCGCACCGTTGGCAAGCTCTGTTAAGCCGCCAGATCCTAATGCCATTGTACCCCTAGCAATTAATTTAATGTCAGCAGGTGTTGCATCAATAGCTTTATTCACTTGCTGCACTACAGGACTTCCACCCATTTAAACCTCACTCTTGTCTAAGCGTTTAGAGTAAATGTGCTCCACATGTTTGTATCCCATTCGTTCAAGCATATGTCCCCAGTTGTGGGCGACTTTGACGTGGTGATAAACAACTTGGACACCGAGATCTCGGAGTTGATCATCACAGTATTGGATAAATTTGGCACCGAAACCACGTTGAGCGGCGTCGATATAGATTACGTCTTGAGAAGCTTGCAGAGATGATTTGTAGTGAGCATTTGAATTTACAAAGTAGGCTGCATAACCAATGATTCGGCCATCAGCACATCGTGCGGTGAATATCTTCAGCACACCAGCGTCGCACATCTGCTGGTATTTAAGTTGATCAATTTCCAAAGGGATGTCTTGGTTAGCAGAGATCTCATGATAGTGAGCCACAAGTAATGGCATCACTTCAGTGATAATATCTATGAACTTCTCTGGCCTAAAAACCATATCACCCCACGCATTTATTTAGAAATGGTGGAGTATTTATTAAATTCTGTCTAGTATTTCACTTTTCGAAACGGACTTAGGTGTGTCATTAACTGTTGAAAGGATCGTACTCAGCCTTGTAAGAATGCGGTCCAGCCGATTGTCTGGGTTGTTGATCTTCGTTGCCGTATGGCTCGTAATCTTTCTTCAACTCACCTTGTTTTTGACCTGGAATATTGATCGTGGCTGGCTGCTCAGAAATAGCAAATGTCAAACATAACGCATCAGATCTATCAGGACTAAATCCAAGCCGGTCTTTTATTTGTTCTTTCGATTCAATCTGCAATCTGTTGTTGACAAAAAAGTAATGTGGCTCAAGCAGTTCTTTTTTGAGCGTCTCACATTTAGGAAGTGCTCCACCTTTTTTAACCCATTCAGCCATACGCCAGTGCATCTCTGCTCTGATATTTACGAAGCGTGGATTCTGTGCCTTGGCTGAGAAGTTAATACCTTGTGGATTATGATGAAGTGATACCATCGCATCAATAACTCCAGCACCGTATCCACCAGTATCATCAATGAATTCTAATTCTGATCTCCACCTGGTCTTTGCTGATATAAGTCTTGTCGCGATCTCATTAGTCCGAAGCCCTTTCATCTCTGCATATTTAAATGCAGCGAGACCTTGGCGTGGAAAGAATATCGTTGAGTCATCACCAAAGCGTGCGACGTCACAACCGAGTCGCTTCTGTGCGAAATCATATTGATCAACTCGCAAGTGCCGTGACATTGCAGCGTCGATCTCTTCAGGTCCAAGTAATTTATTGAGTGATGTTTTCGGAAACGTACCGAACACGTTGACTAACACCCATGGATTATCCTTGCCGTACTTCCTGATCTGATCACGAGCCCATTGAATTGATACTCGTGGTGTACGCTCTGGATTATCTGGATCTGATGTGATCTCAATTACAAACCACATGTCCTTCTCACTTGTACATGCGCGATATAAAGGACCTTCAAGGTGCGTTGGATTTCCAGCTATTAAGATCTTGGTTTCAATACCTGTAGCAAGACCTGCTTCAGCTGCTGCCATCACCGCATCTGGAATACCACCAGCCTCATCGATAACAAATAATAAATAGTCAGCATGCAAACCGGCCAGTGTGTCAGCTTGCTGAGAAGTATCAGCAGACTTCGGCCAAGTACGTGCGCTCATCCACCATGTCTCAGGATGATCAATTGAACTGATGCGGGTTTTATTCCACTGAAACTTTTCTTTTAAATAGTCAGACTGGTTCTGCCATTTACTCATCTCAGTCCACAGACCATCAGATAAGTTATCGCTAGTAATTGATGTCGCTGCAATCTTTGGATGTGGACGAGTAGCAAGGAAGTTCCAACACAGCCATGCGATCACGCACGTTTTACCAGGACCTTTACATGCCTTCATTGCAAGACGTTGGTTAGTTGGAAACGCTCTGAGTATACGAGCTTGCCATGCATCAGGCTCAACACCGAAGTTATCTCGAACGAATACAACAGGATCTTCGCGCCATGCGAGCAACATATCAGCTGCTTCATCTACTGAAGCGGTTAAAATATCCAATCGAAATGCTCACTTCTCTGGTCGTAGTAATCAGTAATCAGAATAAACCACATCATCGCACCTCGTAGTGTGAAGCCTGGACATTATCCAATGGCTCATATTTATCAACGATCTTAATATCAAGTGGATCAATCGCAAGGCCTCTACATATCTTCATCGCAAGAGCAATGCGTGGCTCATGGACATGGGCTCTGTAATAACAAATGTTTTGAATTGAAACGTCACACATTTCAGCTGCTCTATTTTGAGTGATCTTTAATTCTTTAATCCTCTCAGCAAGTAGATATCCGAAGTTAGTTTTCAGCATGTCTTTGACTCCACGTAGTTTAGGTATTTGGTTAGATATATTGCTTGGTCTTTGGTGACGATGCGCGATTGCTTTGGCAAGCAACACTTCTTTGATTTCTTATTTGAACCACACCAACAGTTGATGTTACGTGGATATTTTTTCATCGGGTTTAATGCATACTGCATCAATGGTTTCCGGCGCTTTGATATCAGCCAGCGGTCCAGCTTCAGCCTTATTACTTTCAATAACCTTCTGAGTTTCATTTACAGTTTTCTCCTTATGCCTTCGATAAGATGCCATCACCAGTTCTTCGGTTGATAGTGAGACCTTCACATTTATGGTATCTGAAAATAGTGCCATCGTTTTACCAAGTAATTCAAGAGCCTTTAATCTGTCATAAAGCTTTAGCTTCATCGTGTTACCGCTTGACTTACCCTTTAACTCTTCGGTCTCAAGACCTGCCACTAAACTTAGCGCTTCTTGTGGCCATTCCTTAATTGGCAACAGTTTACCTTCTGCGTTATACAATATTCTCATATCACCAAACGCGATTGATCTGATCTCAGCGAGCACAGCTTCTTTAGCCCACTCATTCCTGGCATTGAGTGCAGCTGTGTATTTAAACTGCCTAATCTTGTCGTCGTACATCCATTTGCTGATATCGGAGTATCTGACATTCCAATCCCTTGCCAGGTTGATCAGCGAGCCACCAGAGGCCACTGTTGCACACACGAAATCAACTAGATCTGGATCTTCAAGGATCAACTGCATGCGCTCTTTAAGTTTAGTGACGCTATTTATTTCTTTGTTTGATTTCATTTAAATCCCTATAGATGTACTCACACACATCACATTCCAATGCATGGTGATATCCAAACCCATCACACATACAATCATCTCCAGTGCCTTCGCAGGACTCACACATTTCTTTAACCTCGACGATATCTCCATCAGCACATCTGACACATTTTACATTACTCTTTCGCCTAAACCATTTCATTTGATCCTCGTTATTTTGCAGCATCCCATATTACCATCATTATGAAACTCACTATAAAATAACTTGCCAGTTTTTTCAGCACGCCAGCGAGCCATTCTAACTGCATGGTAGTTAGTTGGTTTATCCATAAATCTCTTTCTGACCCACTGTATTAAGAAGCTTTCACCTACATTTATCTCACTAAATTTGTACTTAACTGGACGCGCCATAAAACCTCTTACTGAACAACCTGAACACCTGAACAACCTCTTCTTAGGAAACTCCTGAGTTGTGTCACATAACTACATTACACATTATCATCACTTTACATAACGCTGTGTATACATACTTAGTTATGTGACAACATATAACAACTCCAATAATAGGTTGTTCTAGTTGTTCTACATGTTCAAGCATTGATATTACTGATGATTTAAATGACAACCTGTACAAGCTGAACAACCTAAAATTAATTAAACAGGATTTTCTCATACTTCCATCCTAAATTGAGGTGCAAAATTTTGTACTGGAGTATGAACAATCGACTTAAAAGTAGTTTCCAAACTGTCACTGTGAACCCAAATTCTTGTACGCACCAAGTCAACAGTTCCATTGATTCCCTTCATGCCATGGCGCTTCAAAATATTACTAACGCGCATCTGATGAGATTTATTTTGATCACCTGGATTGATCTGCAACACATAGTATAAAATATCTGATACCGAGACATAAGGCTTACCAGTAAGATGATGTAAGATTAGATCTTCCCATACATCACTGTCTTGACGCTCTGCTTGATGTTGCGCCGCTGACTCAGGTACTTCATGCCAAGTTTCACCGGCTTTAAAGCGAGCCACAGCCTCAGCAAACAGCTGATCACGGTTTGCCTTTATATAGTCGCGATCACATTTAACTGTCTGTATTGGCCATAATCTGCGCGCTCCAGTTGGATCTCTATTGTAATCAGTCTCGTTAGTTGATGCCGCAAATATACATGTGCGTGGATAATCTTGAGTGTTACGACCATAGCTTGGCCGATACCTATCACTTGCAGTTGAGAGGATCCGCTTAACCGTGGTGTTATCAGCACGGTCAAACTTATCAAGCTCATCCATTTCCATAAGCATCTTGCCATTAAGGGCTTGTACGAAATCTTTTGAATCAAGAGATGCTGAGATCTTAGCGTACCATTTGCCGCCGATAATTTCTAGCGAAGTGGACTTATAGTTACCTTGCTTTCCTTCAAGCACCACCATGTTATCGACTTTACATCCTGGATTGTAGATTCTAGCAATCATACTAAGCCAGAAGTTCCTTGAGACCGCACGTGAGTAATCTGAGTCTGGAGTTAGCATTGCAGTTGGAAAGAAATTGTCGATCCTGACAATTTTATCCCACTCTAATTTATCCATCCAGTCACGTGGCTCGTTACGAGGATGAGCTTCAGCAAAAGAAATTACAGCGTCGTTGACAATATTCTTGGTCATTTTACGAAGCTGAAGTTTACCTTGCATTAACATACAAAGGTTAACGTCATCAGAGTCACGCCAAGGTCTCGCTGGTTTGCCTGGCTCTTCATAGAATACAGTTTTATGGAACTCATCATACCAGATTGATTCTTTGAGTTCATCAAGGCCGCCGATCACGAGCATTGCATTGAATGTATTAATATAAGGATGACCAGCTGAGTTTTTATCAAGACCACATCTCTCATGCATGGCTACCACATTAGCTGGGAACACAGCCTTAGTCATGGACTCAACATCTTCAGCTGAAACAGTCAGACTATTATTAGTAACATGTGGTGGTGCTTGATCAGGCCATGGTGGTTCATCAGGTTCCACTATTACTACTGGCTTTGGTAGTTCGATAAGTTTAGCGCGTGGTCTTAAGAACTCAAGCATACTTGGACCATTAAAATCAGCAGCGTCGAAACCATCAGGCAAATCACTAGTGTCAATCACCTTAATCTCAGGGCAGTTTGGTAATAATAGCTCTGCGATATTAGCCATTGCTGTCATTCCTGCTTCATCAGCATCAGGCCACAGCAGGATTTTTCTACCATATAATGGAGTGAAGTCAGACTTGCCAACAGCTTGAGATCCACCTGGCCATGTGACAATTGTATACGGTTGTATACATTTCCTTGCGGCATCAGCTGCCTTCTCGCCTTCAACAATTAGGACTGGTTTTTTACCAAGTAACTCTAATCCGTAAAGTGGGCGCGGTGCTGGCCAGTGTTTCTGTGTCCATTTAATACCATTCCAAGTCCATGGGCTGAATTGTTTCTTACCATCAGCATCTATATATTTAGCGATGTAGAAAAGTATTTCAGATGATGAATCACGATAAGTCCACGTGGATTGTGGCTCGCCATGTTTAAAGTGTTTGAACTTAGGCTTGATGTGATCAGTTGGCGGCTTTGATATCACAGCTGTGATATTTTGTAGCATTGGTTTTATCACAGGAGTGATAACTTGACGCTCTGGTTTTCTGCTTAAGCCAGCAGGATTAAGTTCCTTAGCTGCTTCACCCATACTGAGACCATTGATCTGAGCATAGAGGTCAATCATATCACCGACAGCTTCACCTGATTCAAAGTCCTTGCCGGTTTGTTTATCTATATTATATTTAAAACTTGAGCCAGATCCACCAAGGAGTGAACTACAAATGTATTCATTGTGGTCAAACTTTCCACCAGGTAGCCACACAGGAAGTAGGTCGTGAGCGTTTGATGCTAAGTGATCAGCGAGTGCCTTAAAGTCAATCACAGTGAGTCCTCTACAGAGTACGCAAGTTTAGCGTGGCCGCCAAGATTAGTGACAGTAGCTAAGAAATCAACCTGCTCAGTCGTTGCTCTACCGCGTGGACCTTTAACTTCAATGGCAGAAAACACAGCGATTGTTTTGCCGACCATATCTTGCGTTATTTTGACACGTTTAAAACCAATAAGGTCTGATGATCCTGGTGCAAGGCCGAATGTGATGTAACGACCATCTTTAGTTTGAGCGTGTCCGACATTGTTTCTAAATAAACGATGGCCTAAGTTTGACCAGTACAATTGAATTTCTCTCATTAGTCCTGCTTCATTCATTTGTTGTACTCCATTGGATCAACCCGAGTGATCGCTTTACCAGTGACCATCATGTCCATTTGACATTGAACCATGAAGGCCCACACATCAGGATTAGGTGGATAGACTAAGCGAGCAATCTTAAGAATTAAATTAGAAAGCTGCCATCTGAGTTGATACCATTTAGGTTTTATTTTTGTAGTAACATTATAAAAGCTGCTCACTGTAACTCCCTATGTGTCCAGACTTCTGTCTCAGTCTCTTCATCGTACTCGGTTAATTCAGGTTCACACCAGCACTCAGGATTTTCGTAGTGCTCACGATAACCATCGTTTGGTATTATATGGATGTGACCATCAGGAAAAACCCTGTCATTGGTCAAGCCATGCCTCTGATTTTTTTCTTCTGCCTTGCCGTCCAAATAAATTTAGCCCATGCATATGGCTTCTTGTATCCGCGCTGCTTTCCAAGAGCTATTAAGTCAGCCATGGAGTGAGCTTGACCTTGAGATCTCTTTTGCTCGCGCCTACGTTTTAACTCATCGGCGTTGATCTCAGTGAGTTCACCCTCTGCTTCATTAATCTCACGAGATTGGATTTGAAACGGGTTTTCGCAATATAAACATACAGTGGTTCCACTTGGCTGTGCTGCAAAGCATTTTGGGCAGACCCTGACTGACTGATTTTTTTTGCCGCTGCTATTAACATCTCTACCGTTAAGGTCCCAGCTTCTTTCTTCATCAGGTAAACCATGCCTTTCTATATTTCCGGAGTGATCCAAATACGTTGCCATCGTTTTACCAGGTGATGGCCTTAGAACTCTGCCAAACCGCTGTAGGTAAGAGCCGAGCGCCATGGTAGGCGCAAGGTCAATGATGCACTCAATGGCTGGCAGATCGAAGCCTTCACCGAATAAACCCACATTAGATAAGACCTTGATTTCACCACGTGTAAACCTGGCAATTGTGTCATCTCTATATTCAGATGAGCACTCACCATCAACGTGAGCGGCTGGAATGCCTGCTCTATTAAATTGCTCAACGATGTGCTTTGAATGTTCAATGGAACAAGCGAACACTACTGCACGCTTTCCATTAGCTCTAAGCTGGTACTCTTTGATCGCGTTGCCGGTGATCGTTGGCTTATCACAGGCCGCTGCTACTTCACGCTTTACGAAGTCACCCATGCGCACGTGGACACCAGCCATACTTACAGTGGAAGGGGCATAAGCCCTGTAAGGCGACAAGTATCCACGCGCTATGAGATCTGAAACTGAAGGACCTTTAATCATCTTCTTAAAATAATCACCAAGCCCTCTGCCATCCAGTCGTTCTGGTGTGGCAGTGAGCCCGATGTGAAATGCTTGCGGATTAGATTTAAATATTTTATCCCATGAGCCTGCTGCAATGTGATGACACTCATCCCATATAATTAGTTGAGGCTTTCTGAGCTTTGGCAGCCTGCTCTTTAGGCTTTGGATTGAAGCGATCTGCACACGAGGTCTGAGATCACCAGGAAATTGAGCGCTTACCACGCCGTGGAATACTTCGGCTTTATCGAACGCTAACACTGATTGTTTAATAAGCTCACGACGATGCACAATAAAAAATGAATCCATGTTTTTATCTGAAGCTGACTTCATCATGTGAGCAGTGAGTGCTGTTTTACCTGAGCCAGTTGGTGACTGAATCAGTATTGATCTACAGCCAGAGCGCATTGCTGCCCTGGCATCATCGACAATTTTGTTTTGATAATCACGTAATATTATAGACACAATGGTCCCCTCGATTTGTATCTATAATATGATAAATTTTGTTGAATCTGGTAAAGCGTTGACAAGAAATTCTCTGATCTTGCCAGTCGTTTCAACTTTCCAAGCGCCACCATCACACTGGTGTAGAGAAAACAGTGGAGTTGATCCTTTATGAACTCTGAAGATAAAAGGAATCTTAGGCTGTTCAATCTCTGGGAATGTGTAGAATGGCTGAAGCTGCCACAGATTTTTAAGCGTCACTTCTTTAACTAAAGTAACGCCTGCTTTAACAGTGACGTTCTGACTAAAGCCGTCATCATTCTGCGTGCTTGATGTTTCGTCTTTAATAACTGACACAAGTTTAATCAACTCATCTCTGGCCGGTGTCGCTTGAAACTTTGACATCAAACTGATAATGAAATCTTCCTGCTGTAGTTTGTTTCCTGAGGAGTAAGCTTCAAAGATCTCGCTCGCATCAGCGCGGCCATAGTGAACAAGCTTATTATCTGGCGTGTAGTTCTTGCCAATGATGTTAACTCGCGATGGACTTATGATGTGGACTTCTTTATCAGTCGCAAAATCATCTGATCTCATTAGATTCACAAGCTGATTAAGAGAAAACAATTTAATAGTTTCAGTGATTGGAAACTCTAAGTGAGTAGCACCACGGTGGTTAACATGAAACAGCACATCGTTATAATCAGTGACCTCGTGCTCGCCCATATCAATAATTTTTTGTATCGCTTCTTCGGTAAACATTATTTAGCCTCCATAATTGGTGTTACGTGATCATCGAAAATATCCATTTGCTTTGTATCGCTTGAGTACAAAGTATTTTTGCCGTTCTTCTTGCCACAATAAACAGTTTTAGAATGACCTTTAATCGGCGCGACAACTGATTTAGAGTTGACATTAACCTTAACTTCATCTCGGTTTTCATCAGCAGAGAATTCAAACGTCAAAGTAATTGACCGCTTGCCTTGCCAATTCGTATTTGGATCTTGGATATTTTCAGAGATAATATCTAACTCGTGCTGGAACAGTTCACTTGCTACGCCATCCGCGATAGTGGACAGCGTGACCTCTTTTAATTGGGACATAGGCATTCTCCTTTAGAATGTTATTTATTTCTTTGGTTTATAACCGTTGATTAAATGATCAGCGGTAATATTTAATTTTAATTTTTTAGCTGCATCTAAGATAGCGTGCTGTGCTCCGCTTGGTATTCCACCAATGATGCCATCACGATCTGCCTTCTGCCATTTTGATACAGATCCTGGTGATCTACCAATGGCACGTGCTGTTTTTCGAACGCCCTTGAATTGAGAAATGACATACTCTGCTGGACTTAATCTCATGTTGATATTCCTTTGAAAGAAATACAGTGTTTCAATAAAGGAACTGTCAGGTCAAATAAAAAAGGCCGCGTCATGGAGTAAGCCACAAGCGACCTTAGTGTGCCAGTATTGATCATAACTCCAACTGACTACAGGTAGATAATATAATTTAAAGAAAGCTCTTGCAAGACTAAAGTTTGGCCTGTAATATGTTTCACTAAGGCTAACACATATATAAGGAGTAAGACTTATGATGACATTTAAAAAGCGCCGTCTATTAAATAAGTTAAATTTCAGAATTGCCGAACTTCAAAATGATTGCTACCATTTGTCGCGCCACTTTGCGCTTGGCGGCGGTAGCGAAGTTAGAGAAATATTCAGCGTAAAGCGTAAGCTATATTTAAAATATGAACGCATGGTTTATAAGATCGAAAACAAACTAGATTGCAGGCTGGCGTCATGACCAAAGAAGATTATAAAATCATGGCGCTGATCGTATCAGTTTTTGTTGGCGTACAATTTTTAGTGTGGCTCGTTTATATATGAAAGAATACATTTGGCTATCGCAAAAATTTAATCAGTTAATAATTTTAAACTTCCATCCGTTCGATCTTCTAGTAGATTTCTTTGCTAACTCAACAGAAACAAGAGACGAACTCCACGCTGTTCTAGAGATACATCAAAACATAACATTCGTAGGAGAACTATGAGTTTTATACAGTGTAAATCAGAAGATGACGTTGAAATTCAAATGCAAAAGCTTAAGCTCAAGCATGGATTTGTTACTGAAGATCACAGGATCTACACTGAAATACTTTTGAGCGATGATGCTTGCTACATGTTCGTTAACTCAGAAACATTTATGCACCTATATAATTTGCAAGAGATGCTTGAGCAGCTGCACTGTGGCTTGCGTGAGTGTCCGTTTACTGAAATAGAAAACAGATCAAAAGAGTTGACGGCCTACTTTAAGAAAGCTATGCAGTCGATTAAATACAGACCATTAGTGAAGGTGAAGAAATGAAAGTGATATCAGTGCGACAGCCATGGGCTTGGTTGATTATCCACGGCGGTAAAGACATTGAGAATAGAAACTGGAAAACAAAACACCGTGGGCCAATCCTAATTCATGCCAGCAAAACAATTGATGATAGCGCATGGGTTGATATGATTGTCGATGGCGTCAAACTGCCATACATTAAAGATTTAGATTTAGGTGCTATCATTGGCTCTGCTAATATAACTGATGTCGTTACTGAATCAAAAAGCAAATGGTTTAAAGGCAAGTATGGACTTGTTCTTATTAACCAAACTCCTTTAAGAAATCCAATACCATTCAAAGGTCTGCCTGGAATATTTAATTACGAAGGCAATCCATGGTAGTTGAAACCATAATCCCAACAGATAAAAATCACTGGCTGGCTTTGCGTCGGCAAGATGTGACGAGCACTGAAGTGTCAGCGCTGTTTGGATTGTCACCTTACATGACTGAGTTCGAGTTATGGATGCGTAAAAAACATCAGACCGAAGTTGAGTTCGAAGAGAATGAACGAATGAAATGGGGAACCAGATTGCAAGATGCAATCGCTTATGGCGTTGCTGTTGATGAGCAGCTGTTCATAAGACCAGCGCCAGAGTATTGTAGAATACCTGATCTTAGGATTGGAAGCAGCTTTGATTTCATAGTCACTGATGGTGTCTATAAATATAAACGAGATCAGAGTCCTGCTGGCATTGATTCAGAATTAAAAGATGAAGTGATACAAACAAGCTCGCCACAAGATAAAGCAATACTCGAAATTAAAAACGTCGATAGCCTTCAGTTTAGAAACGGATGGCTCATTGACGATGAAGGCGTTACCGAAGCACCGCCTTACATTGAGCTTCAGGTACAACAGCAGATGCTGATTAAGGATCTTCCATCAACTAAAATCAGGGCGCTCATTGGCGGCAACACTGTCGCTAAGATTGAGCGGCAAGCAGATCTTGATATTCATTCAGAGATTAAAATCAGAGTTAAGAAATTCTGGGACAGCATTGATTCAAACACTCCACCACCTATTGACTTTGAGAGAGATGCTAAATTTATTTCTAAGCTCTATGGATTCGCTGAGCCTGGTAAAGTTATCGAAGCCGATTTTAGATTGCACGATCTTGCTCAGAAATATAAAGACGCCAGTGATTGGGAGAAGAAATATAAAACCAGCAAAGAAGGACTGAAGGCCGAGATGCTTTCGATCATGGGCAGCGCTGAAAAAGCAATGCACGCTAAGTTTTCAATCAGTGCAGGAGTTGTTGGACCATCGCGTATTGAAGCTTTTGAGCGTGCTGGATATAGATTGTTTAAAGTTAATTTTATAAAGTAGCATATGGAAAGACCGATTAAATTTTTAAATTTATATTTTCCACATGGCACATCCATTAAAGAGTGTGAATATATAGCTCAGAAAATTCAAGACGTGGTTAAAGCTGGCGTCTCCGAAGGTGGAATGCAGCCGACAAGTAAGTACGGAATGTACGATGAGAATTGTAAGTTTTCAGAAGAAGCCATGCAGTACACATATGGATACGACAGGAGTGATGTTGAAAAATCTAAACGCTGAGCTATGCACAAATGGCGATACTCAAGAGCAAGGCCTTATCATTTGGCTAAAAACAACAAATGAAAAAACCGCTAGACTTAAAGCTAAAAAGATTTTAAAGAAGATCGAACACAATTTAAAACTGAAGAAGTAAATATGTATTTTGATTTTAAATATTTTTCTGACATCTTAAATAAAAAAGTAAGCGTAACAGTTGATGTTGAAATGGTATTTAATTCTGATCCATCAGTTGGCAAGGTCGGCACTAACTTCAAAGAGCATAGAGTGTCCATGATAAATGATGGTACGTTAGTTCATTACACAACTTTCGATTCAGATACAGACAAGATTCTGGAACAGCTAAGTCCAGAGATCGACACTCAGGTATTAAAACGTGCATCAATAATCTGTCAGCAATACGAGGATCAATGAAGCAAGCAAGATGTTATTCAGAAGTTTGCAGTGGCCACAAGCACAGCACCAAATTTGTAGTCAAGGAAGTTTCGATACATACCATCGACTGTCCTGTGTGCAATTCGGTATTAGTTTGGTCTAGAGATGGAAGAGTAAAAAGGCGTCGCAGTGGCGCTTCAACTAATAACAAGGGGATAGAATATGTGGAAACACACAACGCTGTATAAAGGTAAGACCTTCGAAGCAAGGCATTCTTACTATGGCAACAAAACCATGAAGATGTTCATGTATCCAGAACATGGAACTGGTAAGCGCATTCCAGTTATCTCATGGCAGCAAGCTAAGAAAAACGGATGGAAGAAAATCAAGGTGAGAAAATGAATAAGTCAGACCTAGTAGAAAGACTATCTATAAAGCACAATATGACCAAGGCTAAATCAGAAGCCATCATTGATGACATCACAGGCACAATCAAGAAACAGTTAAAGCGCGGTGATTACGTTAAGCTCATTGGCTTTGGAACTTTCAGAAAAAATAAAAGACAGGCTCGCAACGGACACAATCCAAGAACTGGTGAGAAGCTAGAGATCCCTTCGAAATGGTATCCTAAATTTATTCCAGGTGCTGAGTTTAAGGAAGCGGTGAAATCATGAGCGGCGACATTCAGCTACCACCACAGCCGCCAATGCAAGGCCTAGTGATAGGTCGCATTGTTCACTATCAACGCTACGGCACGCCTGGTGGTGAGCATAAAGCAGAGCCGTCACCAGCGATAGTAACCTCTATTGAGTTTGATGGATCGACTTGCAATCTGTTTGTCATTAATCCAAACGGTTTGTATTTCAATAAGACTCCATACTCAACAGTTCCTAAACCTGGCCACTGGTCTTGGCCGCCGCGATGATCCACTACACCAAAGGAAAGTTCGAGAAAAACCCAACAGTTGGGATTAGCTTTGGATTATTTGAAGGTAGTTGGACTCTGGTATTTTTGATGTGGAAAATTCAAATTATGATTTGGATCTCTGATGAAAAATGATACTTACTTTTTAATTATATTAGGGCTGACAGTAGTTATTTTAATGCTGATCAGCCAGATACTTTGGGGCGCTGGCTTTCAAGTCCAATGCCCTTATGGTGAGAAATGGTGTACTGCTACTTTAAAAATGATTGAGGCAAAGAACGATGACCCGCGAAGAACTAGAAAATAAATTAATTGATATCATGATAGAGCAAGGAGGCGGTGAGACTGCTGCATTTGTTATTGCTGACTTCATTGATAACTTAATGGAGAAAAATTCAGGTACAGTTTTCATCGGTGATCTTATAATCAGACAGACAGAGAACCACACATGGATCAACCGCACAGATGGTGAAGGCATGGAAGTTGGAGTCAAAAGCATGGAGCTACTTCACAGCGTACTTGAGGGATTTTATGACAAGGAATTTTAGATGCTAAAGAATTATGTCAACGCGCTTGGTGCTTCCATCTTCTCTTCTTCTGTCGTACCAAAGTTTCTTAAGCCCTTGGTCACGACAGTATTTAACTATGGAAACGTAATCTTCTCTGGTGAATTTATCACCGTTAAGCCCGATGATCTCAGCGCAGTTGTCGCTTATGATGACGTTGCAAAACCAAGTGTAAGGATCACCGTACTTGGCGTGCTTAGGTCCTCCGCGAATTTTGCAGTCCCTTACTTCAACGGTTATCATGATGCAATTTAACCAGGTAAGAAAGATTCTGTCAGTTAAAAATCTCAAAGACTTATTAATGCAAACTTTAGTCTGGCTGGTAGCGTCCTGTATGTTCATAGTGCTGGCAGTTTTATTAACGCCGATGTTTATTTTAGATTTTATTATGGATTGGGGAGAGTGATGATTAAGTTAAATGGCAGCATAATTTTACCGACAATATTTCCAGATAAGACAAGCCAGATATGGAAAGTTCATGTGCCGAACAGAGGTCCTGCTATAGAAATAGAATGGGACTTTGAAAGCGAAGATGAGTTCATGCACGTTGCTCAGCTTAAACATCTCGTATCATCGGAAAGCAACAGGCCGGTTTGTTTATATTTACCGTACCTTCCATATGGCAGGCAGGATAAGATGGTAAGTAGCAATGCAACATTTGCTCTTCGCACTTTTGCCAATCTAATAAACTCTCTTGAGTTCGATCACGTATCGTGCTTCGATCCACATAGTGATGTAGCATCGTCGTCTCTTAATAATTTTTCAGCAGTCTATCCAAATCATGAAATCATAAACGCTGCATATAGATGTGGAGCAACGCTGTTTTGCTATCCAGATTTTGGCGCTCTTAATAAGTACACCAGAGTGATGCACGAACATCCATTCATTCATGGTAAAAAAATCAGAGATCAATCAAGCGGAGTTATAACTCACTACGACTTAGTAGGTGATCCAAGCGGCCAGAATGTTCTGATAGTGGATGATATCTGCGATGGTGGTGCCACATTTATTTTTCTCGTAAAAGCGCTGCTGCTCAGAGGCGCTACGGAAGTTAACCTTTACGTGTCACATGGGATCTTCTCTAAAGGTACTGATATTTTAAAACAAGCAGGAATAAAAAACATATTTACCAAAGATGGGATTAAAGAATGATACCAGCTATCCTTTATAAAGATTTCTACAAGGCCGATCACCGCCGCCAGTATCCTGAAGGCACTACAAAAGTTTATTCAAATCTGACAGCTAGAATTTCACGTGTGCCAGGCGTCGATCACGTTGTTGTGTTTGGCATCCAGTACTTCATTAAAGATTTTTTGCAGCGCCGATTTAATGAAAGCTTTTTTAAAGCTGATAAGGCTAAAGTAATTGCCAACTATCAGCGACGCATGGACGGATCTCTTGGTAAAGGTGCGATCACAACTAAACACTTAGAGGATCTTCATGATCTTGGTTACTTGCCAATTTTATTAAAGGCATTGCCAGAAGGTACAATCTGTCCACTCAGAGTTCCAGTGCTGACAATAACCAACACGCATCCAGACTTCGCGTGGCTTCCAAATTATTTAGAGACAATTCTTTCGAATGTTTTATGGCATCCGATCACATCAGCTACAATTGCTTACGAATACAGGAAGCTTCTTCATGACTTTGCTCAATACACAAGTGACATGCCTGACTTTGTACAGTGGCAAGGTCACGACTTCTCTATGCGTGGACAGACTAGCTTTGAATCATCACTTGTTAGCGCTGCTGCTCATATGCTTAGCTTCTTCGGTACAGATACGATACCAGCCATTGATTGGCTTGAACATTTCTATGATGCTGACTCTGATAAGGAAATGATTGGCGGCTCAGTGCCAGCTACAGAACATTCTGTCATGTGCCTTGGCGGCCAGGCGACAGAGTACGATACTTACTTGAGGCTGATTACTGAAGTTTATCCTAAAGGTATTGTATCAATTGTATCTGACACATGGGATTACTGGCACGTGCTTGACGTCACGGTTAGAAAATTAAAAGACACCATCATGGCAAGAGATGGCAAGGTTGTCATTCGTCCTGATAGTGGAGATCCAGTTAAAATTATTTGCGGCGACAGAGAATCAACTGATCCACTCGCTAAGCTTGGAACAATGCAGATCCTTTGGAACATCTTCGGAGGCGTTGTTAATAGCAAAGGATACCGACAATTAAATGCACACATCGGCGTAATTTACGGTGACTCAATCACACTAGAGAGATGTGAGACAATTTGCAAGCAGCTTGAGATCATGGGCTTTGCTTCAACTAACATGGTATTTGGTATTGGATCTTACACCTATCAGTACGTGACAAGAGACACCTTCGGCTTTGCGATGAAAGCAACATACGGCATCGTCAATGGTGAAGCCAGAGAGATATTTAAAGATCCACTCACTGATGGCGGCGTTAAGAAATCAGCCAAGGGTTTACTAAGAGTTAATGCCAATCTAACTTTATCAGAATGTGTAAGTGATATGGAAGAAACTACCGGAATGTTAGAGACGGTTTTCATTGATGGCATTGCTAAGAACGTAACGAATCTTGTAGAAATCAGAAGCAAAATAAACGGATCGCTTAAATGAAACTCCTAATACTATCGCTGTTACTAACTTCATGTGCAAGCAAGCAGACATTTGTTGACTGCCTTGACCAGCAGATAGAATTGTATGGAGATATTTGCTCTGAATCCAGCACTGGTTACGAAGATATGAATGGCAGTGATGCTCACTTCGAAGGCGTCAAGTGCGCTGTTGAATCTGTGAAAGGATGTGTTGAATGAGCATCGGGCCTAAGGAAGTTAAGAAGTTTAAATTCACATTTTATTATTTCGATCATACAAACGAAGTTAGATCAGAGGCTAGGTTTGTAACTAAGCCCATGACTACCAGAGAATTTAAGAAGTTAATTAAAAGAGAATACGAAAAATTTGCACCAAATTGCTGTTATAAAATTGGAGAATTTAGGTGAGTAATTACAAAGGCGAATGCAAACACTGTGGCAGAAAACTTTACGAAGCTATGGTCACAGCTTGGCCTAACACAACCGCATCAATCATCAGTAAAAAGATACCAGATAATTTACCAGCAATTAAACAGATTACTATGGATCTGCAACACGTTAAAGAATTTAACGCTAGCTTCATGGAGGTCAGCGAATTTGCTGCATGGGTTTGCGGCGTTGATGTTGAGAAGTTTTGCCGTGGTGACATGATGAAATATGAAATGCAGAAAATACAGGATACCAAATGAGTAAGTGGATCTGTAATTACTGCCATGCACTCTGCACTGGATGGAAGTGTCACAACTGTGGAAGAGAATACGACGAGTGGACTAAATGATCATCGACATATGGCGAACACATCAGTACTACGGCCTGCTTGTAATCATGTGCCTTCTGCCACTAGTTTATTATAGCAGGATTAAATTCATGCTCACTCTTACATGGATGTTTCTTATTGCAGTAACATTTAAATCAGCCATGAGACCAGAGGATATTGGTCCAGATTTATTTCTAATGGTTAATCATTCAGCAGCACAAGCCTTGATTTCCTTGATCGTTCTGCCTATATTTGTATTACAAATCTCAAGGAAGTATCTGCATGTGGCTTATGAACTTATTTTATTACTACTGCTTGGCAATGGTGTACTGGTTCTTTGCTTCGGTTTTGGGATTTTTAATGTTGCTAGTTTTGACGTGGCTGCTGTTGCGCTCGCAGTACCGGCGCTCATCCACAGATCGCTAAGAAATAAAAATCAATACGACGTTCTTGCTTTTATTCCACTCGTTGCAATCGCACTGCTTGTTATCTTTAAAGGCGGCTCAACTTCGCTACTTGTTTTTATGACAGCTGCCTGTGCTTACTTAATCTCACTTGATAGGAACAAGCTCTGGATTCTACCAGTGGCTCTGTACGCGGTCATCGCATCAACGGCTCAAGCTCACTATGTTTGGCAATCGAATGGCAGGGCCGAAGCCTGGAGCGCTTATTTCATATGGTGGAAGAAGCACTGTGATTTCCTAAACGGCTGTGGTCTTGGTAGTTTTGAGAAATTGTCACACAATATTTATCCAAGCCAGGTCCTACTATGGGCGCACAATGATTATCTTCAAGTACTCTTTGAGGCTGGATCTATCGGCTTTGTTTTAATAGTAGTAACTACTATCAGTATGATTTGGAAAGCACGCCACTATCCGCTTCTGTTTGCGATCACTTCAGCCTTTGCAGTATTTGCATTAACTTATTCGCCAATGCACTTTGTCGTGACTCAAGTATTTATTTTATGTATTTACAGATTTGTATTAGAAAAACCCAGCCTGCTATAAAGCAAGCCAGGAAAACGAAAAAACCCAGTAAACAAAGGATATAAGATGGAACCGCAAAGTCAACCAGTAAAAGTGCCAGCAAAAATAAAACCAATGGACGAGTTAAAGATGTCCATCAAAAGAATGGAAGGCCAGTTTGCCGCTGCACTTCCTAAGCATATACCAGTAGAAAGATTTGTTCGCGTGGCTCAGACAGCTATTGCCGCAAATCCAAAGCTTTTAAATGCTGATAGAAATTCTCTCTACTCTGCTTGTATGGCTTGCGCTCAACAGGGCTTACTGCCAGATGCTAAAGAATCAGCGCTTGTTATGTTCGGTGACCAGGTTGTTTTCATGCCAATGATTGCAGGCATCTTAAAGAAAATAAGAAACTCCGGTGAACTTGCGACAATTTTTTCTGAGATCATTTATAAAAATGATTACTTTAAATATTGGAATGACAGTGACGGCCAACACATGGAGCACACGCCTTTAATATTTGGTGAGCGTGGAAATAGAATCGGAGCTTATGCACTGGCTAAAACAAAAGACGGTGCAATTTATATAGAAGTAATGACGATGGATCAAATCAATGCAGTTAAAAATGTGAGCAGATCTAAAGACGGCATTTGGTCTGGACCTTTCCAAGACGAAATGATTAAGAAAACTCTGATGCGTAGGTTATCAAAACGACTTCCATCATCGACTGATCTCGATGGTTTATTTGAAGCTGACAATAAGCTGTACGATCTTGATCCACAAGCTGGTCAAGAAGATGTTACATCAGGTACTACGGCTGAAACTCCAAAGAAGAAATCACGCCTAAAGAATCTAATGGGACACGCTCAAGAGCAGACTGAAGCTCCACCACCACAGTCTAATAATGAACCGATTGATGTGCCATCACAGAACATGTCTAGTGAAGAAATCCCAATATGATATAACTTATCTCATAAGATTTTAAATACTGGCCTGGTGTGCTAACATTAGGCCATGAGATATTTAATTGTTTTTACATTACTACTTGCAGCTTGCGCACCTAAAGTTGAATCAACTGATTTACCAGGTGCTTGCGCTGGACCTGCAATCGGCATCTGGGTTAACTACAGAGCCCATGACATCATAACTCTTAATTCAAATTGCACCGCCACAAGTTCACTTTGCGAATCTGCATTTAGCTTTACAACAATTGATTCTGAAACAGCTATGATCAATGTAAGCCAAACAAATGATACACCAACATGCCCAGTACTTGGCGCTCACAAGTGTTACTTTAAGATACAATCTTACGCCGACTCGCCTGATTCTATGCTTGTGGGCTGTGACCACAACACTGACTCATTGGAGACTTATGAACGATATTAATCTATTTGGTTATGGCGACGAGCTTATTGAGATAGAGCCAATATTATACACTGCGTTCATTCTGTTTTCAACGCTGTACAATATCTATGAGTTTTTCTGTTGATACAAATATGTTACCAAGTAACATATCGACCATGGCAAAAATAATAATCACAATCGAAGATAAAGCCGACGGTACAGTGGCTGTTGTAGCAAACCCTAATTTTGAAACTATGATGAAGCGAAATCAATCACAGAGTGATTTGACTGCTGCTCATGGATACGCACTCTGCGCGATAGATGCTATCAGGAAAGCTGCCAAAGAAGAGTCTGGCAAGCTTCCGATCTATGTACCAAGAATTGAAATTATAAAGTAAAAGTCTCTCTGAATTTTTTAATGTCACCATTGAAATAATTTAGATCAATGCCACCGCTTGCTGAAGCATCAGTTTTCCCATGCTCTGTGTATTGCCACATCATCCACTTATCCCATGGATGAACAACTCGGCACGCATCTCCACCACTGTAGTCAGGAAACCAAGCAAGGTACTTAGCGAATCTCTCGTCAAGCGCAAGCACATCGCGAGCGTAATAAAGGCCAGTGTAAATAATTGGCTGCTTACCTGTTAGCTCTTCGACTCTTTCTAAGAATAGTAACGCTCGTTCTTTATGACCTGGCGTTGGAAGCTTTCCAGTATCTTCCCAGTCCATGCAATACGGTAAAGTAGTAACTCCAGCCACAAGGAAAAATCTATCAGCTTGGTTAAGCGGATTTTCATTATGATGGTAGAAATGGTACGGACCAAATGGCATTCCAGATTCAATGGCCTGAGCTTTATTTTTCTGGTACATGCTGTCTGAAAATTTAAGTCCTTCAGTAGCTTTGGCATACACGCCAACAATGTCCTCGCCCATTAAAACTTTAAAATCAACAAGTCCATTGTGGTGAGAGATATCGATTAATTTACAAACTTCTCCATCTGGCTTTAATGATTTCATAGATGATGGTACTTTCGTTGGTGTTGTTGTTTTCTTCTTTTTAAACCAGCTGCATATGTTCATGGTACTATTGGTCCTTGCCCTTTATCGGCGGCTGTCTTTTCAAGCACGCGCATTTTTCTTTCCCAAGTAGAGACATCTTTAGCACAGTCATTATTCTTTCTGCAATTTTTTATTAAATACGCTTTAAGCTTTGCGTAAGAAGCTGGTGGTAATAAAACAAATGTAGGTCGTAACTCCCACCAGGTTTTGCCTTCATACGGATGTTCATCATCGATAATGTAATCGACATCAGACATCGTGTTGGTGCAGAAGCCCTTGACAGGATTTAACTCAACGCAAGCTGGGACATCAGGTATTGTTGCGCAGCTACACAGTAAACTTAACGAAGCGCTTGTGAGCAGCGATAAGATTGTCCTCTGCAATTTTGATTGCATTTTTATCTCCAGATTTCTGAGCAGCGTAGTTCTTTAAAGCTGCTTCTGTAAAATCATTTGCTTGAATATTCACGCGCATGTCGATGTAAAAAAAGAATGCTCCAGTCTCTGCACTCTCAGCGCCAAATGTAATTATCTTAGTAACCGCGAAGTTAATTAATGCCGACAGCGGCCACGTAGCAGCAGGTGGAAAGGCGGCAACAATAGCTGCCATTGCCGCCTTTGAAGCGACTGTGATAAACGCTTGTCTTATAGCATTTACATAGTCATCTTTGGTCATTTAATTTCCGATTGTAATAAAGCCTTGAGAAGCTTTGCGGAATAATACGTCGATAGTTTCGCTCTCAGCTAATACATCCTCGACGCCTGGTCCACGATCAGCATCACCTAAACAACGAACTTTGAAGCTGCCTTCAACATTCGTAAACTTAAGCTTAGCTTTAAAACCATCAGCTGGATCAACTTCCATAAACGCTACTGCTTCGTTTGTAGTACTCCACTTCGGAGCGCCATCAACTGGTGCAGCTACACCATCATCTGCTGCAAACGCAACAGAGCATTCTCTGTCATGTAACTGATCTTCACGTAATAACATAGCCTTCATCTCCTTTTTAACTCCATCCTCAACGATAAAGAGAATTCCTTTATCAGCCTCGTGGTCTGGAGTAATTAATTTTTCTAACCTAGCAACAATGTCCTCGAGTCTATCTAAAATAAATAGAACTCGAAAACATTTCTTATCCTCATGAACGTCAACTAAGAACATCGTAAGCTTTACGATGAACACAGTGTAGACAGTCGCTATAAAAATCAAACCGACCAAATGGTACTGGTCCATTTTTTACTTGATGCCGAGAATTGTTTTGATCATTGCTAATGCTTTATCATCATATGGAGTACCAGTTTTAGCAGCAGCTTTTTCTAGGATCGTGAACAAATGAATTGATGCTGAGTTAGATGTCTTTACTTTAACATCACCCAAATCTTTTTCATAAGACACTTCGATACTGATTGAACCAGTCTCATCAACGTCAACTGAGTAAGAACCATCGTTGCCGATTTTTCCTTGGATCTCTTTACCTTCTAACATTTTTAATCTCCTTGTGATGTAACTCACTGTTAAATGGACACATGCCCATATTATTGAAATTTTAATATACGCTTTAAGATCTTCCATGATTCATCATTTAGAATCTCTTTCCATCTTTCCTTCAATTTTCGATAACTGTTTGATGATTTCAAGGTTGGAGTCTGTCATTTGTTTTGTCAACATCTCTTGAGTAACTTCGACTTTGGTAATGCGCGCTCCATAATTTTCAGTACGAGCCCATAGTGTAGTCATCCAAATGACACCACCAATTATCGTAATTACCAAACTGATTGGGATTAATGTTGTTTCAGAAATTGATCTCATGATTGTTTTCTCTTCGATTGATTCAGTCATAGATAAGCTCCTATTCGTAATATTCTTCAACGATAAGATATCCACCAGATCCAGCTGCACCAGCTGCTCCACCAGTTCCTGCTGTACCAGCGGTTCCGGCTGCACCGCAAGCATAAGCAAATACCTGGCCTGCTGTTGGAAATATAATTGCATCAAAATATCCACCACTACCGCCGCCTGCTCCAGCGTATCCAGCTACAGGAGATCCTGCACCACCACCGCCGCCGCCAGTATTTGCTGGTGCTGCATTACCAGCCACAGTTGGTCCACCGCCAGCACCTTGGCCGCCAAGTGCTGAAGCACCACCATTACCACCGGAAATATATCCAAGTGTCCCAGCAATGCCGCCACAATTACTGCTGCTGCCAGTAACAGCAAAGCCAATTGGACCAGTACCAATTGAAGCAGTTCCACCCGCACTTGGATTTCCATTAAATCCAAATCCACCGACTCCACCATTTGCGACTAATAAATCTGGACTCGCGCCAACTCTAAAATAAGTTGTACCGCCAGTGCCGCCTTGAACGCCGTTATTATTT